CCTAATATTATCGACATAAGTTATGGTAGAGGTGTAGGTTACACATTTACAGAACATGACTTAGGAAAAGAAATACATAACATTAGTGCAACAAAAATCCGTGCAAATATGCGGAATTCTGGTAAATTATAAAAAAAGATAAAAAACCGGTTGACTTTGATTACCCAATACTGTATATTAATAATTAACAACTAACACAAAAGTCTTTATAAAACTTTTGAGTTTGTGGCGGAACAACTCTTCGGCAGAGGGGTAACGCACACTAATTCTTTTTAGGCGCCCGAGTGGGTAGGTTTAAGAGGAGGTGGTTCTAGTATATTTCATATCTAAACCTTGCAAAAAATAGATGTGATCTGCTATTAGAAAGTTGGGGGTGAGTTCACAGCAAGGCCCTCCGAACAGTTAGTTGTAACAATTATTTCACATTCAGAAAAAAAAGGTTGACTTTGGATAAGAAGATAAATATAATTGTTAGCAGTACATCAGGAAGGTGTACAAATTGCTATCATAGGCAATATTATTAATAACATAACTAGGCAAAAGAGAGGCATATATTATGGCATCATTAGCAGATATCCGTGCGAAACTACAAGCACAGGACACCCGCTCACAAGGCGGAAACCGCGGCGGCGACAACGCAATTTTCCCACATTGGAACATTTCAGAAGGACAAAGTACAACACTTCGTTTTCTTCCAGATTCCAATTCACAAAACACATTTTTCTGGGCCGAACGAGCAATGATTCGTTTACCGTTCCAAGGCATTAAAGGACAAGTAGATAGTAAACCTATTACTGTTCAAGTACCTTGTATGGAAATGTGGGAACCAGTAGGTTCTTGTCCAATTCTAGCAGAAGTTAGACCGTGGTTTAAAGACAGTTCTTTAGAAGACATGGGTCGTAAGTATTGGAAAAAGAAATCTTATGTATTCCAAGGTTTTGTGCGTGATAATCCATTAGATGAGGAATCTCCAGAGAATCCAATTCGTAGGTTTATTATGGGACCACAATTATTCAACATTATCAAGGCATCTTTAATGGATCCTGATATGGAAGAATTACCAACAGATTACAATAAAGGAATTGACTTCCGTGTTGTAAAAACTTCTAAAGGTGGTTACGCAGATTATTCAACTTCTAATTGGGCAAGAAAAGAAACTGCTCTTTCTGAAGAAGAACAAAAAGCGATTGAAACATATGGTCTATATGACTTAAATGATTTCCTTCCTAAAAAACCTAATGAAGCCGAAGTTGGCATTATCAAACAAATGTTTGAAGATAGTGTCGATGGTAAGGCATATGACTCTGAAAAGTTTGGACAATATTTCCGACCTTCAGGAGTACAACTACCGGACAATGGTAGTGCTAAAACAGTAGAAGCGGCTCCAACGCCAACTCCTACTGCAACTCAGACATCTGCTCCAGCAGAAACTGTGTCTGCTCCACAAGTTGAAGCAGTTGCAACTCCGGTTGCGGCACCTGTGGCAACACCGGCCCCAGCAACATCAGGTGGTGAATCAGGACAACGTGCTGAAGATATTTTAGCAATGATTCGTTCAAGACAACAGTAATAAATCTAGGGAGGCGACTTCGGTCGTCTCCTATTTTTAACGTGAGAGATAAAACATGGCAAAACCGTTTGACGTAAGTAAATTTCGTAAAGATATTACGAAAAGTATTGATGGTTTAAGTATTGGCTTTAATGATCCAACAGATTGGATTAGTACAGGAAGTTATGCATTAAACTATCTAGTAAGTGGAGACTTTTATAAAGGTCTTCCGTTAGGAAAAGTAAGTGTATTCGCAGGAGAATCAGGAGCAGGTAAAAGTTACTTTGCATCTGGTAATGTAATTAAGTCTGCACAAGAACAAGGTATCTTTGTAGTATTAATTGACTCTGAGAATGCATTAGATGAAACGTGGCTAAAAGCATTAGGCGTAGACACAGATGAAAGTAAACTATTAAAATTAAGTATGGCAATGTTAGATGATGTTGCTAAAACTATTAGTACGTTTATGAAAGATTATAGAGATATGCCTGATGGCGAAAGACCAAAGGTATTATTTGTAATTGACTCATTAGGTATGATGATGACACCAACAGAACTTAATCAGTTTGATAGTGGTGACATGAAAGGCGATATGGGTCGTAAAGCAAAAGCTCTAAAGGCATTAGTAACAAACTGTGTTAATATGTTTGGTAGTTACAATGTAGGGCTAGTAGCAACAAACCACACTTACCAATCACAAGATATGTTTGATCCAGATGATAAAATATCTGGTGGACAAGGCTTTATATATGCTTCAAGTATTGTTATTGCAATGAAGAAGTTAAAACTAAAAGAAGACCTTGACGGAAACAAAGTAAGTGATGTACGTGGTATTAGAGCAGGTTGTAAAGTAATGAAAACTCGTTACAGTAAACCGTTCGAAGGTGTACAAGTAAAGATCCCTTATGAAACAGGAATGGATCCTTACAGTGGACTTGTTGAATTGTTTGAAAAAGCCGGCTTACTTAAAAAGCAAGGCAACAGACTTGCATACAAATCAAAAGATGGAACAGAAGTTATTGAGTTCCGTAAAAACTGGACAGGCGAAAAACTTGAGATTGTAATGAAAGACATTACATCTGGAGACACAGTTTTAGATACTGAAGAAGTAACCGAACCAGTTACAGAAGAATAAGGAGACCTTATGGAAGAGGATATGCTACCAGAAATTTGGAATGTATTAAAAGAATATATTCCGGCAAAAGATAAAGTTACTGCGGCAGATCATTGGGTATCATCTTTAATTGACTTAGGTGTTAGCGACGAAGCATTAAAAGAATTGTCTAAAGAAGACAACTATATTCGCGATGCAGTTCTGAACGCAGTACCAGATGAGGATTTTGACGATGACGAAGATCCGTATGGAGAAGAATAATGAGTTGGTATGGTAAAGTAACACACGACATATCGAAGTTACCAGATT